ATTTACACAGGCTATAGGCGAGTATAATTTAGAACTAAAACTTAACAAGCTAGCAAAAGATCCAAAAATTATCGCTTCTTTACAAGAGATGTATACAGATATAAAATCTGGTAGACGTGGTGATTTTGATACAAAGGACTACTACCATAACAGAATTATAGGAAGAGAGTTCTATGCAGCACGTAATCAAGCTTGGGCTAAAATTAGCAAACTACCTCAAGTACGTCAAGTTATACTTGAACAACGTAAACAGGAAATTGCACGGCTTAATAAACGTTCGGATACCGCAAACATCCTCAACATACCTAAATAAATGGCAACAACATTCGTAGAATACACTG